TTGCTTTGAAATGTTGAAACACTCTGTTGTGTTAAAGTTTAACAATGTTGAAATGTTGAAAACTATGTTGAAAATGTTGAAAACCCAATAGAAGCAATCCGGAATCAGACGGGAAAGCTACGGCCGCGCTTCGCTGGAAGTTGCGCCGCGTAGCGCGCAACAGCGGCCGCTAAAATTAACAGAATATTAACAAGATAAACACAAAAAATATGATATACTATTGACAATGAAAGGGAGGCAACGACCATCGAATACGAAATCATGGAAGTGACGAAAGTGGAGAAATAAACATGAAGCACATCAACTACGTAAAAGCAGACTTCGGAAACGTAAGCGAGCACTTCAAAGCAAGAGAATTTCAGTGCAAAGACAAAACAGAAGGACTGCTGGTAGCAACCGAACTCATCGAAACGCTGGAAAAAATCAGAAACCACTTTAATGCGCCAGTCATCGTAAACAGCGGATACAGAACGCCAAGCTGGAACAGCAAAGTAAACGGAACGCCAAACTCATACCACTGCAAAGGAATGGCCGCCGATATCGTAGTAAAAGGACATGGCAGTAAAGAAGTTGCCAAATACGCAGACAGCATCATGGAACAGGGCGGCATAATCAGATACACAAACTTTGTTCATATTGATGTGCGTGAAGAAAAATACAGAAAGGGGGTGTAACAAATAGCACTGATTAAGATTAAAGACCTGCGAGAAGCAATCCAGATGATTAAAGTCGTTCTGGAAAAGCTCGACGAGATCTATCACATTCTGAAGGAAAAGGAGTAAAACAAAATGCAAAAAACGTGGAACGTAAGAGACCAGACCGAAGAAAACCTAAGAATGGAAGCAGAAAGACTATACAAACAGATAGAAGCCGGATACAAGATGTTAAAAAAAGTATTCAGCATAGACGATGCAAAGAAACTCGTTGACCGAATCTGGGTTATGAAGAAATGGGCCAATGACATCGAACTAGAGTTGCTCAGAAGGGAGAACACATATGAAGCACAGACAGAAAATGCCAGTAAGCACTGACAGGCGAATGTTCAACGTAACGGCACGCAAAACGAAGAGCATCAACCTGAGCCAGAAGCCCATGAGGGGCGGCATCCGACTGTAAAGGAGAAAAGAAAATGATTCACAACTACTATGGCATCTATGACAGCGTAGCAAAATCCTACTGCTACATCGGCGAAAGCAAAAGCGACGAAACTTTTGCACGAATGTGTGCAATTATGGCAAAGGACGAAAAGACCTTCCTTGGGCAGTCGCCTGAGGACTACAAAGGCTACCACATCGCAAACTTCAACGATGAGAACGGAAAGTTTGAAAGCATCGAACCGGAGAAGGTATGGGAGGGCAAGCCGCATGAATAAGCGATATGAGGAAGGGCGGAAGCCCTTCTTTTCAAATTCGGGCGAAAAACTGCGTAAGCAGTACGTCTTAGGCAAAGACGAAGAAGGAAAAATCAAACTGATTGAAACAGAACCAATTGACATTCAGGCAGAAATCGAGAGCTACGCAGACGAATGCGACATTAAGAACATCGTCCGCAAAGCAAGCTTTGACCCGGAGTTTGCCAAAAGTCTTGCAGACAGCGCAAAAACAGACGAAATTACGGATATCACCGAATGGCCTACCAACATCCACGAATACCACGCAATGATGGCAACAGCGCAAGCCAATGTAATGAAACTGCAAAAAATGCAGGAAGAGGCAGCAAACAAACCGAAGAAACAGGAGGAAAGCAATGAACCGGAATAATGAGAGACACTTCAACCAGGTACCAGAAACGCACGTAAGCAGAACACGCTTTAACCGAGACCAGAACATTCTCACGACTTTCGATGCAGGCAAACTGATTCCGTTTTACGTTGATGAAGTACTGCCAGGCGATACTTTCAGCGTGGATACAGCGGCAATCATCCGAATGACCACACCGAAATATCCTGTGTTCGATGATGCATTCATCGACTTCTACTACTTCTACTGTCCTAACAGAATTCTGTGGGACAACTTCAAGCGTTTCATGGGAGAAGCAGACGACGCACCCTGGACGCCGACAAAAACATACAAAGTGCCGTGTATCAAAATCTATAACGATAAAGGTGGAGCAGCAAGAGCATATCCAGACACAAACAGCATCCTGGACTATATGGGAGTCCCAGCAGGAATTATCAAAAAAGGAGAAACGGGAAGCGTAAATGTAAACGCGCTGCCAATCAGAGCATACGTTAAAATCTGGAACGAGTATTTCAGAGACCAAAACATAGGAAACCCGGCATTATTCAATACAGGAGACGAAGACACAGACTACGCGGCAGGAGGCGCAAATGAAAGCGAAATAAGCGAAGAAACACTTCTCAAGTATGCTATCTGCGGCGGATACTGCCTACCTGTAAGCCGCTTTCATGACTACTTCAGCTCTTGTCTGCCGTATCCGCAGAGAGGGCCGGAAGTAACAGTCGGAATCGCAGGAAAAGCACCAGTGAGATTAACAAATATCAACGGAGAAGATACACCGGATACAATTTGGCTAAACGGAAGCAGCAGCGCAACGCCAAAAATTCAGAACAACAATTATCTAGTAGAAAACCCAGTGAAAAACGCGGCGCAAATCAATGGAGCATCAGCAAGCGGAAGCACAGACGCAAACATCGCAGCGTTAGCAGCAGACCTAAGCAACGTATCAGGAATCACAATCAACCAGTTACGCCAAGCATTTTCAGTTCAACACTATTACGAAGCGCTAGCACGTGGCGGAAGTCGATACCGTGAACAGGTACGGACGCTGTTTGGCGTAAGCATCAGCGATAAAACAGTTCAGGTGCCGGAATATCTGGGTGGCGGACGCTATCATGTGAACATCAACCAGATTGTGCAGACAAGCGGACAGCAGGGCACAAGCGATACACCTATCGGTGAAACCGGTGCAATGTCGGTAACTCCTATCAACGAAAGTTCCTTTACAAAGAGCTTTGAAGAACACGGCTTTATTATCGGTGTTATGTGTGTACGCCATAATCACAGCTATCAGCAGGGTTTGGAGCGTTTCTGGAGTCGCAGCGACAGACTGGACTACTACTTCCCGCAATTCGCAAATCTAGGCGAGCAGCCAGTAAAAAAGAAAGAAATCATGGTTACGGGAAAGAAAACAGACGAGGAGACGTTCGGCTACCAGGAAGCCTGGGCAGACTACCGAATGAAACCTAACCGGGTAAGCGGTAAAATGCGGAGCAATGCAGAAGGCACGCTCGACTTCTGGCACTATGCAGACAACTATAACGACGTACCGACGCTTAGCCAGGAATGGATGAACGAGGGCAAAGCAGAAATCGCAAGAACTTTAATTGTCCAGAACGAACCGCAATTTTTCGGCGCAATCCGAGTAATGAACAAAACGACGCGTTGCATGCCGCTGTATAGCGTGCCGGGTCTGGAAAAACTGTAAAGAAAGGAGGAAAGCCCGGGAAACCGGGCTAAATTTATAATGCCATTAGGATCAATGTTAGCAAGCGCAGGCACATGGCTTGCAAGTCATCCGGAAGTCGTAACCACGGGAATGTCATTAATAGGAAACGGTTTATCAAGCTACTTTGGACAGAAAAGCGAAAGCCAAAGCCAAGGAAGCAACGTAAGCCAAAGCCAAGGCGGGGGACAAAGCACATCCATGAGCGAGGGCGGCACAAACGACAAACAAATCATGGACTACCTCAACAAATACTACCAGTGGCAGAGCGGGCAAAACGCTTTCCAAAGCAACACAAACCGGCAAAACATGCTAATGCAGATGGGCTACAACACGCTGTCGGCAATCCAACAGGGCATATATAACCACATCGAAAACAATGCCGCAATGCAGTACAACAGCGCCGAAGCACTAGCAAACAGGCAGTTCCAAGAACGAATGAGCAACACAGCATACCAAAGAGCGGTAAAAGACATGAAGAAAGCCGGACTAAATCCGATTCTAGCATACGCACAAGGCGGAGCAAGCACACCGGGAGGAGCAGGCGCAACAATCACAGGCGCAAGCATGGGAATGCCAGCATCAAGCGCTCTGGGAGTATCTGCGCTAAGCGGCAACGTGCCAAACAGCTACTTTAACCGTTCTGAAAGTAAGTCACAGTGGTATCAGCTGGCAGAAGCCGTAGGCAATCAAATGAGCTCAAGCTATAGCAGTCCAGTGCAGCTCACAGAAGACCTCCTCAAAACCTATAAACAAATGGAAAAAACAAACAAAACCGTACCGTTTGAAGCAGGCGGAGGAAAATTCCACACTGGAGGCGGAAGAAAAAAATGAGTTGTTACAAGCCGTTAATTCGACTGTACAACCCAGATAACAAAGAAATCAGCGGGCGAGTATATTCACTCGCCCGCTTTTCTCAGTTAGCAGGAAAACAGTTGAAGTACGAAGACATAATGTACAATCCAAGAGTAATGTTGATTCCGTGCGGTCAGTGTATCGGATGCAGGATAAGACAGAGAGAAGACTGGACAACACGCATTGAACTAGAGGCACGAGACTATCCGAAAGAGCAGGTATGGTTTATCACACTGACTTATGATGATGAACATGTACCAGGCATGATAGTGAGAACAGGTGAAATCATGCGCAAAGTACAGTACACGTGGAAGCCGGGAGAGAAGCGCCCAGAAAGCGTTCAAATTCTACTATATGAAGATATTCAAAAGTTCTTAAAACGTCTCAGAAAGGCTTACAGGGGCAAATTACGCTATTTTGTAGCGGGAGAGTACGGAGAGCAAACAGCGAGACCACATTATCACATGATTCTATATGGTTGGGAACCAACAGACCTAGAAAATCTGTACAAGATTCACCACAACGGATACTATACCAGCAAGTGGTTAGAAAACATGTGGGGAATGGGTCAAATACAAATTGCGCAAGCAGTTCCGGAAACATATAGATATGTTGCAGGATACGTTACAAAAAAAATGTACGAAATTGACGGAAAGAAAGCAAATGCATACTATGAGCTGGGTCAAACGAAGCCATTTGCATGTATGAGCCTGAAGCCAGGTCTCGGAGATAACTACTACAAAGAACACAAAGCAGAGATCTGGCGACAAGGCTACATTCAGTGCACCAACGGAAAGCGAGCACAAATACCAAGATACTATGAAAAGCAAATGGAAGCAGAAAACCCACAAAGATTGTGGAGAATTAAACAGAACCGACAGAAAAAAGCAATGGAGCAGAAGAGACTACAGTTAGAAGATCAAGACTATAAAACCGTCTTAGAGACGAAAGAGCGTGTCACCAAAAAACAAACGAAAAAACGTGGTGTTTTATAATCAGTGTCACCTAGCCCAGTACCTATCAAGTAAGGTACTGGGCATTATTGTTCTAATCGCGCACACACGTGCACGCGAAAAGCCACACGCGCACGCGTGCGCACGTATTATAATATAACTTGTTGTAGTAGTAGTAGTAGGGTATGTGGAAAAGTTGAAAA